CAGGAACAAACGTACCTTGTTTGCCCGCTGTTGTTAAATCAGCGCCAGTTAAGATTTCAGCACCACCTTCAGTTGTACCCAATTGGGCAACGGCTGAGGTTGCAGCATCAGATACAGTCTTAACAAAGACATAAGCATCAGAGATGATTGCATCAGGTGGTAATAGAGCAAGTAAGTGATCTCCGCCAGCAATTGGAAGATTCTGATCCTCAGTACCTTCCTTCATGCGTGAAGCAAATACACAAATGCTCTTCTTTTGAAAGCCGTTATTTAGTCGAGTATAATCTGTCATTTGCTTATACCTCCACGTCTACAGCAATCACACCATAGTCAATGTCCGAGACTGTGGCTTGCTTATATTTCGCATTTTCTGCCTTAAGCTTGGTTTTTTGAACTTCCATCCAAACTTCAAGAGCAGATTCTGACTTAATTGCAAAGTCTTGCGACGTTTGGAATTTATAGTCAGGCATTTTACCCATCGCACACTGAAGGGCCCCTTTGCCTAAGATTAGGCCGCGAGAGTGAAGGTTAGATGACGCAAAGTCAAAACCTTCTTGAACAGACCAAAGTGCAGACGCAGGGTTTGCACCGTCATATTGACGTAGTCCAGCAATCTCAATTTCACTATCGTTAAGTTCCCAACCAGTGGTAGTACCAGAAGTAGCACCAAAGAATTGTGAAGCTTCTACACACATCAACGCACCAACACGACCAATAACACCTTTCAGGTTACGGTTGTTAGAGCCACGAACATCACCAGAACGTATGATAGTTTGCCATCCAGCAGTATCTTTACGAAGTAGGTTCGCCATGGATGCGTCCATAACAAATACCCAAACAGGCTCGCCGTTATCCATACGGATAGGGTCTAATGGACGACGAATCGAACCAGTAGAAAAGCCTTGAGAAGTACGCAGAGTCTTCTCAATGTCAAGTAAGTCATTGAAAGTGAAAGTTGTGCCCAAGTCAATAACATGAGTAGGCGCTTGAACCGCGTCCGTCTTGTTAATGATATAGTTACCTTGAGCTGCGTCGAATAACGCTTGGTCTTTAAACCGTACCCAAAGGTCGCCTAACTTGGAACGTGAATCGCTATGTTGAGTGATTCGTAAATCACCAATGTCAACACCATCAAAAGTGTCGCCATTGTCTGCTACCAAACGGTAACGCTCAACAGTAATTTTGTCAGAGAATTTCTTCTTCTCTTCACCCTTACCAAAGGCGGTATCTTTACCCTTAATAGCTTTACCAGAAAGATTGCCATCATAATCGAAGACAACCGTGTGACCTGCACCGGAACTGATGTCGTTCTCTTGGTACACGATACTCTCTTTCGAGTTGCCTGTCATCGGTGTCCAGAAGGACTGTGACGAGGCTTGAATCATGCCCTCACGCATCCACTTTCGGCGTTTTAGGTCAGATGATAAACTTACTACACCTGTAGTCATGATAGACTCCTAATAATTAAAAGTGATTGGAAAATTTCGAAGCGAGTCCATCGATAATGGGGTCTTCTTGCAGGAACGCAGGTTGATGCCTATAAATAGGGAAATCATGCGACCTGCATAATTTCTATTATACCTATTTATAGACAATTGTAAACAATAATATATTTATTAAATTTAAAATATCTCGTTAGCATAGGATTGCTCAATGTCTGATTCAACACTTGAGTGAGTAGGCTTATCATCACCCCCTAAATCAGATAAATCTGGGTCACCACTGCCAGGTTCAGCATTAAGGTCCTTAATTACTTTAGGGGATTCAATAAATTTACTGGATTCTGTCAAAAAGTCTTCCCAGGATATATCACCTTGCTCGAGTTTTTTCACAAGTCTAGGAGGAACATCGTTGTCGATTGCCTCTTGAGTTATCTGAGCATTAGGATAAGCTTCATTGTGTTCTGCTAAAAGACGTTCTCTACGCTCTACTTCTGACTCTTGGCTAGCAATTTCTTTAATTTTCTTTTGTTTGTCCTGAAGCTTCTGCTTATTTTCTGCCTCAATGTCGTTAAGACGAACACGCCACTCATCAGGATCAGTATTCTTAAGTTCTTCCAGTTCGGCTTGCTGCGAAGAAGATAGTGTTGCTGCAACGTCTTCTGCCCACGCTTCAGTAAGTTTTTCATTAGTTGTACTAGTATCTCGGCGTCGCATTTCAGTGCTCGCAGCGTATTTAACTTCTTCACTAGTTCCTTCCGCAAATACTGTCTTGCCTGCGTCATCTTTTGTTGCATTTTTGATAGCGTCATTGACTCGGTCCTCAAATTCCATAGTGTACCTCTTTTATATGTAGAAAAAATGAATTTTAATAATTTTATTGTGTACTTCTAAAAATGTACACAATAAAATGAAATTAATTTCTACAGGAGCAATCATGGCAGTCTTCACATTCTCTACTAAAGGCTCTAGACCAGCCGATACTGAAAAGGTACAAGAAATAAAAGAATACTGCGATGAACGCGGTATTAACTTTAGCTATCTAGTCCTCAAACTACTAAAGCAGTGGCATGAAGAATTTGTTTCTGACGATGTGAGGATTGAAACTGATGGCGAGTAAAGAAAAGGAAAAGCAAGTAGCTCTCATCAGATTAATCGATAAAGAAGATGAGCAAGTAATAGCTAATGATTTAGACGTCTCTTATGCCACTGTTATAAGATGGAAGAATGAGTTAGAAAAAGCTCAAGAAGACGATAAAGTAAATGAACTACTACAACTAGACAAACGAGCATTAGATTACCTCGCGCAAAACAGCAAAGATCTTGATGTTCCAGATGAGCTGCAGACACAAGTAGGTGAACTTGTAGATGAGCTAACAGATGGAGTTAAAGGCTTAGCTCGTTTAGAAGAAGACCTCCAGTCTTCCGCTGCTTTCATGAATACAAGAATTAAAGCTATGGCTGTATCTGCTACAACTGTAGGTGAAATATCTGAGCTAACTGATGCTCTCTGCAAATTGCATAGTACCTTCTTCAATAAAGGGACTAATGTACAAATCCTAAATCAAGTAAACGCTGATGGACAAGCTTATGCCCAATTCCTCGGAGACGCCCCAGGGTCTTAGAATTACTCGGGAGCAGTTCTGCGAGCTCTACCCCGACTTGGCCGACCATTATGACTGGTTTAATAATCCGGTTCCTTTCGGCACTTCTAAAGAATACTTTGAACGAGTCTATCTTAAGTCTAAATTATGGCGACTGAATAACATCTATACAATCGTAGATAAGTTCGGTGAACCAATGAAGTTCAAAATGAATTATGCTCAGCATGTAGTTTATGCTGCTACGCGTAAGCATTCTCGTGTAATCATCCTTAAATCCAGGCAACAGGGTATTTCTACCTTGTGGCTAGTATCGTTTTTCGACGATGCGGTGTGGAGTGCGCATAAGAATATAGGACTTATGGCACAAGGTACTGATGAAGCCTCTACGTTATTGGAGAGGGCTAAATTCTTATGGGCCCAACTAGACCCAAATATCAAAGCGTATGCTAACGTTAAATTGGTGGCTGATAGCGCGACTAAATTTGCTTTTAATAATAACTCTACTATCTTCATTCGAGTGTCTTTCCGATCTGCGACGCTACAACGTTTGCATATATCAGAATTTGGTAAAATTGCAAATGCTAATCCTAAAAGAGCGAAAGAAACTAAGACTGGTACTCTCCAAGCTCTTAAAGGTGGTAATACGGGTGTTGTAGAGTCTACAGCTGAGGGACGAAATGAATTCCAGTTTATGTGGGATGGTGCTGTTATAGCTAAGGCTAGCGGACAATTCGCAGATAAGGACTTTTACCCTGTATTCTTGCCCTGGACTGAAGACCCAGACTGTGTGGAAGATGTTGACCAGGCTGTCACAGAAGATGCTGACAAATACTTTAAGAAGATTGAGAAGAAGCTAAATATAGAGCTAACAAGAGAACAAAAGAATTTCTGGATTATGCAGTACAGGGAACTAGGTGACGATATCTTCCAAGAGTACCCTGCGACTCCTGAGGAAGCCTTCGCTGCTTCGCGTGATGGAACTTATTGGGCGAAATTATTTAATTTGCATGTGGTTGATAATGAACGTATAGTTAAAGACCTGTATGACCCGAACCTTGACGTTGAAGTTCACTTCGATTTGGGGGTGGATGATTATTGCGTAGGTGTTTTCGTACAATGGTACCGCGGCGAATACAGAATCATTGATGAGATATTTAATAATGGTATGGACCTTACCTGGTATATAGAACAGTGTGAAGAACGTGGGTATAACATTACACACTATAAATTCCCGCATGATATTGGCGTTCGTCAAATAATCACTCCTGGAGCTAGTGGTGGCAGAGCTAAGTCTAGAGAGCAAATTCTTCGCGAGTATTTCAAGAAGAACGAAATTACAGCTCAAATAGTTAAGGTTCCAAAAGATAGCTCTATAGCAAACGGTATTGAAGCAGTGCGTGGCATGATTAAGGTACTTGTTATAGATGCAAAGTGTGAATACATCATTTCGTGCTTTTTGAATTATTCAAAGGAATGGGATGATAAGTCATTGGTATGGAAGTTAACTCCCAAGCATGACGAATACTCTCACGGCTCTGATGCATTACGGTCTGTTGCGCAGCATACCACAGAGATAGAATCCCTTCATGAAAGTCGTCGAGCATACGCACGCCGTAATGGCACCCCTTCTGGCGCTGCTTTA